ACCTGGTGGCCAGTGAGCGTCGGGAAGTCGCTCGGTGGGTCATCGACAGTCGGGTTGTCCGCGTCGTTCGCGGTGAACGTCCCCGTACCCTGTTCGGAAAGAACCGTGCCGTTGTAACCCGTCAGCGACGCGCCGCTCCAGTACTCGAGGATGTTGCTGGCGTCGATCGCCAGTGGGTGCGCCCCTCCGAGCAGGGAGTCCCGGTTGCCGTCCGACAGGCGAGCTTTCCAGACACACAGGTGCGCGAAGTAGACCGTCTGCGAGTCGTCGTCCGTCCCGTTATAGATGGCGCCGATTCGGAAGTGCGAAAACTTCGTGGTGTTGTTGTTCAGGTTCCACGGGCTGCCCATCGCATCGGTGACTTCAGTCCCGGCCCCCATCTTGAGGGAGCCGTTGCCGCCGAGAAGTGATCGCGCGATCAGCGGCGTCCATGTATTTGAGGAGAGTCCGTTCCCGGTTGCAAGGGACGACCCATCCTGCGAATAGGGGAACAGCGCCGCCCGCCCGACGCCGTTGTTCTCCACGCCCAGCCAGTTCGTGTCGAGCGGCGAGCCGCCGTCCTCACTCCACAGCGAGCAGATCCGGTTCCACTTGTTGTTCGGCGCCTTGATCCAGCCGAAGAGCGTGATATCGGTGGTCGTCGTGACAGCCGAGGTCGGGAAACTCGTTGTCTGGAGATACTTCGTCTCGCCGCTGCCGCGAACGATCTTGAAGCTCATGAGAGCGTCACCGTCCAGTAGCTTAGTTTGTGGGCCTGGAACGTCGAGCCCCAGGAGTTGTGGGACTGGTTCCCGATGAGGCAGATCCGCTCGTCCCCGCCCACTGTGTACAGCGCGAATGCGGTTGCGACCGCCCCGGGCGGCGTCGGGTGCTCGGTCGGCGCGGTCTCGCCGTTCGCCCAAGAGAACGCACGGAGCCGGCCCATGTGCGATTGAGCGAACATCCACAGCGCGTTCTTCGCCCAGATCATGTGAACGAGATTCAAGCTGCGGGTGTGCGTCGGGACGATGCGGCAGACCCAATCGACGCGCGCAGCCGGTAGGCCATCGAACGTCCAGAAGTCGGAGCGCGTGTAGACGCGGTACACGTCTCCTGTCGCGGCCTGAAAGACGTACAGGTGCCCGGTCGCCGGGTCGATCGCGCAGCGATCGTTATTCCACATCCCGATTGCCCCCATCGTCGTGTCGATGATCGGGCGGCCATCCGGGGTGAGCGCTGTGTTGCCGCCTTGTCCGTTCGAGCAACGATCGGCGCGGTACTTGACGAACTTGTACTGATCCACGCCCGAGCAGTCCATGATCTGCACTGCGACCGCCAAGGCGTCGAAAAAAGGCGGCGCCCCGTTCCCATATGGGGCAGCGATCATCTTGTCTGCGCCCGAGTCGTAGTACCAGCGCCGGCAGTGGCTCTCGCCGTTCACCCAGACGCGATCAACGAACCCAGGCTTGGGCGTTACGAGAGAGCGCGGGCTCTTCGTCCACCCGCCGGCATCGGTCCACCTGTAAGGCATCCCGTCGCCGCCGCCGGCCGCCTCCCAATCCGCGCGGGTGGCCCAGCCGCACTGATTGGTCCAATTGCCGGCGGTGTAGCCGATCATCATCCAGAAGTCGTCCGATGCGGCCCGGTACTGCCAGCCGTTCTCGTCCACGCGAATCGGGTGGTTTGTCGCGAGTTGCGCGGGGCAGGCGTTCTCGAGCAGCGCGAGATCGCTCCCGGACTCGGGCGTGAAGCTCAAGACCTGATTGGTGTACGAGCCCTCGCTGAGAGTTGCGTCGCCGAACAGCGTGAAGGCGCCGTGATCGCCCCCGAAGCAATACATCTTCCCGTCGGCCGGCCGGAACGTCATCTCGACGTGCTTTTGACTTGTCCAGAGGGTGTTGGCCGCGACCCCGGACCACGAGCGCTGCGTCCACGTCATCGTGCGCGGCATCGTCGCCTTCGGAATGAAGATTTCCCGGACGTAGAAGCCGCCCGTCTTCTTCGGCTGTCCTGGGATCGTGGAGACATCCGGCGGCACGCCGGAGAGATCGAGATCCTCGCCGTAATAGATGTTGTTGTTCGTGCGTTGATCGAAATACTTGAAGATCGCGCCACCGAAGTACGCCATCGGCGCGAGATTGATCTTGGTCCCGATCGCGACACGCAGAACGGTTGCCAGCGTGACCGGCGCCCAGGCGTAAGTCGCGGGGTTGACCTCGTACAGCGCCAACGGGTATTTGTTCACGCCACCGATGACCTGCACCGGCTGCGTCGTGTCGGCCTGATAGGCGAAGACGCGACGGTTCATCTGATCGACCACGAAATGCAGTTCGCCGCCGTTCGCCTGCGCGATCGAGCGCACATTGGCCGGGACGGTCACCGCGAACCCGGCCGGCGTGCTCGACGAGCTGCTCGCTGGCGATGCCGTCGGTGCGAACGCCCAGACCTGATCGATGGACGACTGGGACTGGCTGTACTGGATCACCCACCACTGCCCCAGCCAGGGCAGCTGAATCCGCTGCTGCCCACCCTCGGTTTTGAACGTGCGGCCTAGCGCGCGGTCGCCGTTCGTGCCTTGCCACACCTTGACGCCGCGGACGGTCGGGATCGCGGCGCTGATCTCGTACACCTGCAGGAAGTCCGAGCCGCCGGCCGGGGTGTCCTCCAGCAGCGCCAGATCCTTCCTGCGAGCGACGTCGTAACCGAGGTGCTGCCAGATCGCGTTCGCGTTGGCCGCGTAGGGATTCGACGGGTTGTTCAGCGACGAGTAGGCGAGAAACCGCCAGGTGTACGTACCCCGAGGAGTGCCCTGGTAGCACGCGACAATCGGGACGATGTCACCGTTCGGGCTCGGGCCGTAGGAGAGGCTTGCCACGAACCCGAAGTTTCGCGACCAGCTCGTGCCAACGTAGTGATGGAACCCCTGCGGCCACCACTTCAGCGCGTTCTGGATCGCAGAGGCGGATGGCTGCGCCGGATCTCCAGCAGGCGGAAAGTGTCCCGAGGCGACGGAGGGATTGCCATAACTCGGCCAGGCCAAAGCGCGGACACCGGCGCTGGTTTCAAGTGCAACGGAGGCGCTTCCACCGGACCCGACTCCTGGATCGGCAAGCGTGAACGCATACGGGAACTCGCGCTGGAACACCGCGTCATGCAGGATGATCGCGACCGCAGAATGTCTGGCGCTGACCGTCATCCCGGCACCACGCAGATGAGCGGGGCCTCTTCATCCCACACGTTCATATAGAACCCGCCCCAAACGGGAGTGATCAGCCGCACTGGTTGCGAGAGATCGCTCTGCCGTGCGTTGTTTGTCTGCCACTCGGCTTCGTTTGCGAGCGATGGCTGCGCCGGATAGGTCCACGTCCCGAGCGCGTTGGCTACGACCGGATTACCAACCGCAGCCTGCTCGGCGCTGTAGCCATAGGTGAACTCGCCCCAGTCCATCCACGTCGCGACGCCGGAGCCGGCCGCGACCACCGTCACCGTCAGGTTGATCTCCGCGAACACCGATCCGCTGCGCTGAACCCCGACCACGAGGCCGGTAAACCCGCTCGACGTCGTCTGCGTGCCATCGGGGACGAGTTGCGTGCCGAAAGCAGCCAACCACGGCACGCCCCCGGAGATAATCACGACAGTGTCGGTGGCCGGATTGAAGTTCCCGATGGCCCAAGCGAGATCGTATGGCTGCGTGGAGCCGGCGATGAACAGCGGCGTCGGTTGTCCGGCCCAATAGGGCGCGGTGGTTGCGATGACGATCGAGAACGCCGGCGACGGCACGATATGCCCGTGCTGATCGTCGGCGGTGAGGATGTGACCGCCAAGCGTCTGCCCAGAGCCGGAACCGTCGTAGACGAACCGGCCGCCATCCCATGACAACCCCTGCATCACCACGGTGTTCTTCGTTAGGATGAGGATGTCGCCATCGACGTCGTTCGGGATGCCGTTCGACTGATACGTGCCACTTGGCGGGTAGAGGCCCGGGGTCCCGGCATTGAACTGTGGCGTCGGCATCGTGGTCGGCCACACCGGCGGGCTGTTTGCTGGCCCCTGCGCGGTCTTGTTCGACCGCGCGATGACCGCGACGCCAGCAAGGACACCCCCCTGCGACGTCGCGATCTGGTGACCAGGCATCGCTTGCTCCTAGTTACGCCAGCCGGATCAGCGCGTTCGTCGCATCGTTCGCCGGCATGTTGATCGTGAAGGTGCCGGCGGTGATCGACGTCGAGCCGAACGTGTTCCCGCAGATCGCTCGGTTGCCCTGCGAGCTGTTATAGAACAGCACGCAGTCGACGTTCGAGAACGTCACGGTCGCCCAGCTCACCGCGGCCGATGGCGTCCAAAACCCAGTGGTGCCGCTCGAGCTTGGCTCGGTACCGTTGGTCACCGTCGCACCGCCGGCCGAGTAACCGGACCCCGAGGCTTCGTTCGTCGCGCTGTAGGCCGTTGTGCCTGCGCCGATTGAGGCCGAGGTGGTGTAGAGCGCCGCCTTGATGGTGTCCTTGGCCGTCGAGCCCCGCGTCGGAGGTGTTCCGAGCGCGTGATAGCCCTGCATCAGCTCGACCTTGAACGAGGTCGCGATCGCCTGGCTGTTGGCGAAGAAGAAAAAGAACAGGAAGTAGCTCTTGAGCAAGCGAAGGATGTTCACGGCGGGTCCTTGTGGTGGTTACGGTTGCGGGTCGCCGAGCGCGCCTTGCTCGGCACCCATTTCGTGGGGCATGAGGATGTTGATGCAGCCGTCCTTGCGCATCACTTCCCCGGTCGTCTTGTCGCGCCAAACCGAGAACACGCGGCGCGCGTTCTCCTGATCGCCTTCCTCGGCGACCTCGTAGACCTCGAGCGAGTCCCGCGGCCGCGGGCCATCCTTCGTCATGACGTTCTTCATCGGTTCTCCTGGGGTTGAATCAGGCGCCGCCCCACCGAAGCTCGGCGGTGGTCGAGCCGGAGGCGACGCTCGCGTAGAGCTCGATCGCGTAGTTGCCGATGCGCGGGATCATCAGCAGCACGGTTGCGCCGGCGGCGAGAACGGTCGGATCGCCAACGGTGCCGTCGGTTTTGACGCAGCCGATGAGCGTGCCGTCGGCGAACTCGGACGTGGAATCGACGTAAATGTAGGACTGCGCGCCCGGATGCGGACGGTGACGCACTTGGAAGGCGTTGAACGCCGTGGCGCCGGAGTTCTTCACCTCGATCGCAATCTCCGAGGGGGCGTCGTTCGCGTCTTGCTTGGCCGCGCCGCGCGGGAAACGGATCTGCGCAAGCATGGTGATGCTGTTCGGCACGGCGATGTTCGCGCCAACGCCGATCTCGTAGGTCTGCTCGATAGGCATGTCGTCCTCAGTAGATCGCGCCACCGAGTGGTGGCGGCCGCTCTGGTTTCGGGTTCTCGTCGGGCGCCGGTTTGGGCGGCGTGTAGACCTGGTCGAGCGCCGTGCGGATCGTCTGGATGCCGCCGGCGATCGCCTCGCGGTCGGCGGGTTCCGCCACGACGAGTTGCTCTTTCAGCTGCTCGACCGTCGCGAGCAGGTAGATTGAGAGCGCCTTGGCGCCCGGCGTCTCGGCGAGCTCGCGCGCGACGCCGAGGGTTTCCCGCACGTGCGCGTTCATGTCGCGGGCGTACGCCTTTGTGGTCTGCATCTAGACCATCCCCGTGCTCTGCTGCGGTTCGATGCCTTGACCGGCGACGTCCGGGGTCCGCATGGCGCCGAAGCCCCCGGACCCGCCTGGCGAGGTCGCGCTCGTTCCGCCCTCCCCGCCTGGCTGACCCGGAGGCCCAGCGCCCGGTTGCCCGCCGGGAGCGACTTCCTGCGCCGCGGCCGCCTGCATCATTCCGGCCTGGATCCGCATCTGGTCGTCGGTGATGACGGCCTCCTTCGGATCGAGGTCGAGCGCCTTCGCCTCCTCGCGGAGCAGATAAACGCGGTTCGTGAACGGCGCGTCGAGTGGGTTCGCCGTAGACATGCGGTACTCCCGCACCGCCTGCGATCGAAGTTCCTTCGCCATCAGGCTCGAGGAGCCGGTCGCGACCACATCGAAGTCGCCTTTGATCTCGGGCCGCGGCGTGTAGACCATGTGGTAGTCGTACAGCCCGCCGATGAAGGGCTTCGTGACGCCTTCGTCCCAGGACTTCGCGGCGTCCTCGAGCGTGATGTTGGAGTTCCCCATCATCATCGAGAGGCCACCGACGGTTTTCGTCAGGCCGCGCTGCGGCTGGCCGTAGGTGTAGCTCGGGTTCGCCGTCGACTCGTCGATCTGCTCGCGGAACACGGCCGACAGCGCCACGGTGCGCTCGACGTTTGAGGCGACCTGATAGACCCGCACCGCCGGGAACTGCGCCTCGATCCCCTTCCCTCCGCGCACCCACACCCGCCACGGCACGACGGTGCTGACGTCCTCGTCATCTTCGAGGAGGTCCTTGTTGACCTCGACCTGCGGGCCCGAGCTCGCCGCGGCGTTGTCGACCGAGGCCCGGATCGCGGCGTTGAAGAGCCGCTGCGGGTCGCGCCCAACACGTGGGATGCCCTCACCCCAAATCGATGTGTCATCCTTGTCGTAGTAGTAGAAGTTGTAGGGGATCCGCTGCCGCATCGGGTAGCGGCGGACGCGGATGATGTGCGGGCCGAGTTTGAACAGGCACACCATGAACGCTTCGGCGAGAGACTCCTCGGGGATCGCGATGCCGCACTCCCGCATCTCCCACCCCATCAACCAGCCCCAGCGTTCCAGCACCTGGAAGCGATGGCGCCATCCGCTGACCTGCTTTCCCTGCTGGCTTGCCGCCATGCTCTGCAGCTCGGACTCCCACGGCTGCGGCTGCGCGTCGCCGTCCTCCTTGTTGTCCGTGAGGTACTGCGCGATGAGGTCTGCCCGGAACCCGGCCCGATGGCGCAGCGCGGAGAGCTCGACCGGGTTCATGACGTGCCGCTGGTAGAGGTGCTGGCACTCCGAGATCCAGTTCGCGTACGGGTCCGGGTACACCGACCAGCACGGCACCGCGGCGCCGTGCGGTCGCTGCACGACGCGCGGCGCGATGACGTACTGCGGTTCCGGCGAGCCCGCGGTCACCTCCTGATCCCACCGCTCCTCGCTGACCACCTCGCGGATCGGGCCCTTCAGGATCCCGGTGCCGTAGAGGTGGCCGTTGTGCATCACGCTCCGGGCCACCCCGGAGTAGCCGACGCCCTCGAGCAGCGCGAGGTCGTCGTCGATCTGCTGCTCCATCTTGGTCGCGGCTTCGTCGGCGACGAGCTTGATCGCCTGGCGGATCTCGTCCGGGGTCAACGTCTGCGCCGCCTGCATCAGCAGTTGCGGCGTCACCGCCGGCGGGGCACCCATCATCGCTTCCGGGCTCTGCCCGCCCGGCCGGAGCTGCGCGGCCATCACTTGCGCCCGCTGAATGGCGAGCTGCTCGATGATGACGCGGTGCTTGGCTGCGTCGATCTCCGGGACCGAGGTTGCCCGGATCGTCCAGTTCTTGTCGCCGGCGGGGAACAGCAGTTTGTGGGTCCGCGAGGTCCACGATTTCGTTTTCGCCCGGATCAACCGGATGAACGCCTGTGACCGCTTCGGGTGGAATCGGCTCTGCACCTCGGGGTCGTAGTGCCCCTTGTAGAGCCGGAGGTCCTCGAGCCACACCTGCTCCTGCGTCTGCCGCATCGAGCGTGCGGTTTCCCACTCCTGCTCGAGCCGGACTTCGAGGTTGCGCAGCGCCTCGGTTTTCTCGGCGGATTCGGTGAAGTTCCCGCCGTCCATCAGTACCCCGCCGCCTTGTCCGCGGGCCCCCCCGGCGCGCGCGCCGGGATGCCGGACTTCTTGCGCGCGAGGTCACGACGGGCGCGCTCGAACCTACGGTCGTAATCCAGCACGCCGTACTGCAGCGCCTCGTGGATGTGCGACCACATGTTCTTCACCGGCTCATCTCGGTAGCGTTCCTCTTCGTCCGACCGTGCGATGACCTGCAGTTTCTCCACCTGGTAGCCGCTGATGAACCCGGTGCGCAGCGTCTTGCACCGCGGGTTCAACTGGAAGGCTGGTTCCCCGTCGGAGGTCATCCGCAGCAGGAACCCGCTGACGGCCTCCTTGCGGGCCAGAAACTCGTTCGTCCACGCCGGCTTGATCGGGATGCCGGCCTCCTCGACCTCGCGAATGGAGGTCGTCTCCATGTTCTCGTGCCGACTCGACCCACTCGGGTCGCCCCAGGACTGCACCGCCATGCCGCCGTAGAAGGTCTTGAGGAACGGCACCGCGATCTCGCGCACGAAGGTCCGGACACCGATCGAGGTCCCGATCACCTCGTCGTAGATCCTGAGCTGCCCGTTTCGCATCACCTGCGCGATCGCGAGCGCCGGGTTGTGCCAGAAGTCCCAGCCGAGGAGGAGCGGGAGCGTCGGGTCGGGCTCGTTGTCTTTCGCCGCGCAGTGCACCTCGTCGCGGTATTCCGGGTAGACGACACGCCCGGTGGCGATCGAGCCGTACTGGCCTTGCAGGAACACGCGGATCCACTCCTTCTTTTTCTCTGGCACCTGCATCAGCCAGTAGGCGGCGCCGAGTTTCTGGTGCTTCACGTTCTCGGCCGCCGGGTTCGGCAGGTACGCGCCCGGGCGCTCCGGGTGCTCGAGGATCGCCGGCGGCTGCGCGAAGAACTCGAACACCGGGTAGTCGAACCCCTCCTTGCGCAGCGCGTCCTCCATCGCGGCGAGGATCGCCTTCTGCTCCTCGCTGTTCTTCTCCTCGGCGAGGCGGTACCACCAGTGCGTCGTCGGCGGCGCGTTGGTGTCCATGAAGATGCAGGAGTAGCTCGCCCCGGCGCCGTCCTTCGTTGGCGGGTAGCGCCAGATCCGCGCGGCCAGCATGTCGATGATCGAGCGCGGGATCTCGCTCGCCTCGTTCACCCATGCGAAGGTGAGCTCGAGGGACTTCAGCTTCGCGATGTCCTGGTCGCGGTCGGCCGACACCGCGATGAGCTGGTGCTCGTACATCGTCCCGTCGCGCAACCGGAACCGCATCAGCCCACGGATCGGCGCGCTGTAGGTCCACTTCGTCAACGGCCCGAACCACTGATTCCACGTCTCGATCGACGTGGAGAGCAGTTCGGGGTAGGTGTTGCGCAGGATCGCGCTGCGCACCCGCCGCACCCCTTGCGAGTCCGGCGCCTGCAACTGCCCCAGCAGGAACGGCCCCCAGCAACACCCGACTGACTTGCCTGACCCGACTGGCCCGCGGATCCCGCGGATGATCGCCTTCGACTTCAGGAAGGCGTGAACCGTCGGCGCATCTTCCGACGGGCGAAACCGGAGCTTCGCCGGCTTGGCCGGTTCGACTCCGAGCACTTACTCTGGGGACCGCAGGGCGGAAGCGATCAGGGTGCCGCTCGCGCCTTTCATCTCGTCGAGCACCGCGTCGCCGGCGGCGCGCAGCGCCCGCTCGAGTTGCCCCTTCGTCACCATCATCGTCGGGTTGCCGACGCGGGCCGCTACCGCGGCGAGGAAGCTGTCGAGCTCCATCTCGAGGCGCATCTCCTTGTCGGAGACGAACATCACGAGCGGCGCCGCGGTCATCGGGCCGGCGGGCTTGAAGATGGTCACTGCCCGTTTCACAGCAGCGCGACCAAGCCGGCAACGAGGGCGATCTGTAGGCCGACGCCCATCAACGAACGAAGCCGCAGCGCTGGCGCGGCGGGCGGCTCGCCGATCTGCGAGAGGAGGAGGCTCATCAGACCCAACCCTCGATAACGCTCGGATCCACTTCCTCCCATTCCACGTGGACCGCAGCCTTCCAGGTTCCAGTCCCCGGCACCTCGACCGCCCGGACCACGAAACCCTCTTGGTTCTCGAACACGTAGGGCCACTCGTCAGCCGTTCCGCGCTGCCACAGCATCGCATTCTGGATGATCGTTGCGACGCTCGTCCCGACTTGCCCCGTCACCGTGCCGAAGGGCACGCCATCGAGCGTCTTGGTCCCCGCGCCGAGAGCCGCGGTCGTTGCGATGCGGACATCGTTCGCACCTAGGGCGGTCGTCGCGAAGTCGGTTCGCTTCTTCCCGTCGTTCGTGCCCCACGTGATGCCGGTTCCGCCTGTGCCAACCGCGGTCCATGACCGCGCAATGCGCCCTTCCAGCGTAATCGGTACGCCGGCCGCAAAGGCGGTCGTCGACACTGCCGCTGACACCTTCACCGAGCGAAGCAAGGCAAAGAGCGATGCGTGCACGAAGCGGAACTGGAAGAGCTCGCTGTTCGCCCCGAGCCCCGCCGCTATGACGCCGGTGTAGAACGACGCGCTGTAGGCGCCGCGGGCGCCGACATGCATCGGGTACGACGACACCCTCGCGGCGAAGTGGACGGGATCGACGATCTGCTGCGACGAGCCGTCCTTGCCAAGCAGCTTGAAGAGCCAGTTCACGTCAGTTCCAGCACGTCAGTTCCAGACCCATCGCACGCTGATCGGCCCGGTCGCCGGGAACAGCGAGTGCGCGTAGATCGTGAAGCCCGTCCCGGCGATGACGCTCCCGCAAGCGAACCGCAACAGCACGGGCCCCATGTCGTACTGCTCTGTGGCGTCCTCGCGCATCAGGAACGCCTCGGCGTGCGAGCCAGCGACGATTCCCGACTGCCCGGTGACGGCGACACTGCCCTCGCTCGTCGGAGACGACCCGAAGTCGAGTGTCGCCGTGCCCTGCGCACCCATCACGCCTCCAAGACGTAGGAGAGATGCCCGCGCACCCCCACGGCACCGCCGAGGTTGAGCACGAGCGCTTGGTTCACTGCCGTTTCGAGCCAGTGCCCACCGCCCGGCGGCACCGGCGGGGCCACACAGCCCCCGGTCGCGGCGAAGCTCATCGCGCCGGAGAGGTTCGTTGAGGCTCCTGATTTCCAGCGTACCGTCACCGCTGCGTCGGCCACCGCCAGATACGAGAGGACCTTGATCTTGCGCGTCGCATCGGCGGCGACGACGGTGTTGTCGCCCGAGCTCGCCGCGTCGATCGAAGCGAACGCAACAGCGAGGCCCCGGCGCATGTCGGCCTGCGTCGGCAGGCGAGCCGACTCCGGCGTGTACTGCGCGAGGTTGACCGCGCCGATCGTGTTCGCGCCCGCGGGCAGCGCCGGCAGGGTCAGTACGTCGACGTCGCCGATGTTGTTCGAACCAGCTGGCAGAGCGTTGGTGATCCCGGTCAGGGTCGTGACCGTGCCGATGTTCCAGGTGCCGGACTGCGTCACCGCCCCGATCACATTGGCACCGGTCGGCAGCGCCACATCTGTCGCGAGCACCACGCGCTGCGTCAGCGAGTTCACCGCCCCCGAGCCGCCCTGCACGCCCGCTTGGCCAGCGATCGGGTTGACCTTCGCCCGGTCAGACTCGTCCCAATCGTCGATGATCTGCAGAGCCGTCACAGCCGAGGCGAGGTTCCCGCCGGACTCCAGCGCGAGCAGCGAGGTGTTCAGGTTCGTGCCGGCGTTCGCCGTGACCGTGCCAGCAACGGTCACTGTGCCCTGCACCCGGGTGACATCGACATCCAAGCCGTTCGTGGTGTCGCCGCGGGCCCGGTCCCAAGTCGTGCCGTTGAAGAGGATCGCCGCGGCGCCCACGAGCGGCGTCGTCGGGTTGGAGGCGCCGTCAGCGAGCGCTGCGGCCGCCGGGAGCTCGGTGTCGACCGCGCCGGAGAGGCTGACCGTGCCGGTCACCGCGACGCTGTCCGAGCCGCTCGAGAGGCTCCACGTGCGCCCCGCCGACCAGGCGCCCGACTGCGTGACCGCCTGCGCCGAGAGAAACTGCACGGCGAGCTCGCCCGCCGCACTGACGAGGGCCACGTCGGTCCCGTCGTGCAGCTTGACCCGGCCAAGTAACCGTGCGTCGCGATCGCTCGGGTCGGTGGCCTGGGTGCCGCTGCCCGCGTTCGCGGTGACGGTCCACGCGCCGGACTGACTCACCGCCGGCGTGTTGCCGACGTTCACGTCGAGGCGGCCGCCCACCAGCGCGCTCGGGAGGCCCCCGGCGAGGAGCGTCCGCAGTCGCTTCAGGATCCCGACGACGGTGCCGTTGCCGGTCGCCTCGGCGTCGGTCGTTGCGCCCTGCGCGACATCGGCGCCGTCGGCCACTGTGACCGCGCCGCCGCCGCCGCCACCGCCGCCCTGCTCCTCCGGGACGAAGGTCAGGCTCCCGGAGTCGTAGACGAAGTTCGCGACCGCTTGCAGGTCGCCGATGCTCCCGAGCGCCGTCGGCCGGTCGGTCGACCGGTCCTTGGCGAAGAGGAGATCGCTCACTTGAGGAGGTCCGGATCCACGTCGATGATGAGATCCGGCGCCCGCTTGCCCTTGTCCTTGTCCTCGTTGTCGAGGTTGAGGGCCTGGCGCTGCAGCCGAATCTTCCGCTCGAGCACGTCCATCCGCGCCCGCAGGATGTTGGCGAGGCCGTCGCCCTTGCCGAAGCTGATCGAGTCGAGGCTGATCGGCCGCGGGACCTCCGGTGTGCCGACGTCGATGTCGCGCGGCGCGCCGTCGATCCCGAGCCAGCCGCGAATCAGGCGCTTGAGCTGCGCGAGTTCCTGCTCGAGGTCGGTCAGCTCGCGGATGTGGCCGAGCACGACATCCGCTCCGCGAGCGGCAGCGGCGGCGACGAGGTCCGCGTCGGTTACGCGCGAGGTTGCGCCTGCAACCGCGTCTGCATCCTGTGCGCTTTGACTGGCGATTCCCCTCTGGACCGTCGCGTTGGTCGCCGCTCGGACTTGATCGCTGAGGTCGCGCTTGATCCCGCGCTTCGCCATGTGCTTGTCGATCGCTGCGCGGCTGACCTTGTACTGCCGCGACAGCTGCGCGACGGACGTCTGCCCGACGCGGTACTCGCGCTCGATGGCTTCCCAATCCGGTGGAGTGCGTTTCGTCGCCATGAAAAAATTGCGGCGCCCGAGAGCGCCGCGAAGGGGAGGGTCAATGGAGGAGAAAAGGCTACGGGGACAGCTGTCCACCGTAACGAAACGCGATGATTCGCGTGTCCCGTTGATCCGTCAATAGCCGAATATGGCTACTGCGGTAGCCGTGCACGGTTTCACGTGGAACGTGGTCGGGCCGGCGACGCCTTTCGGCATGGACGCGGGAGTCCCCGCGGTCGCCGGCCCGTTTGCTCAGGTGATCGTGAGCGGGCGGATCACGCGGAGGATGCGCTCCGGGATGCCGCCGAGGTCGCGCTGCGGCTTGATCGTGAGCGGTGGCGAGCGGGGCACCCACACCCATGTGCCGCCGTCCCACCTGACGCGGCCGTCGGGCAGCGCCCGGGCTGGTGGCGTACCGCCGGGCTTGACCAAGATTCGATCGAACCGGAACGAGCAGCAGCGGTATGCGCTGACCGGGTCGAGCCATTCGTGGCGTCCGGAGCGGCAGCGCATCAGCGGCACCGCATCCAGTCGATAATGCCGTCCATGAGGTCGGGGTCGCCAGCGAAGAGGATGACGAGCAGGACGATCAAGACCAGCAGCCAGAAGTCCTCGCTCATCGGCAGGCCGCGCGGTGGCGAGCGCGGTTGCGCCGCTTGATCGCCTCGCGCTTGTCCTGCGCGACGGTGCGCCGGCGGCCGCCGTTCGGCGCAGAGGCGAGGATGCCGCGCTTCGCCGCGACCGCAGCCTGCTGCGGCGGGCCGACCAGGGCGGCGACGAACGCCGCGATACTGATCCCGCCGGCGCGGCGGAAGCCGGCAACGCCCTTCATGCCGGCAGGAACAGCCGCGGCAGCAGCCAGAGCAGCAGAGCGGCCGCGATGAAGGCCAGCGCGAACAGCCAGATCACGGCGGCCTCCATGCGGGTGCGCTCGTCGCGGAGATCCTGACGCTCCTGCTCAACCTCGAGCGAGGATTGATCGGGCGTCGACCGGATCAGGCGCAGTCGGTCACGGCGGGCGAAGTCGGTCATGGCTTACCTCCTGTGGTGGGGCCGACGCGGACCACGGAAAGCCGCGGCAGTAGGGTCTTGGGCTCGGCGCCGATGTCGATCCAGCGCCCCATCGGGGTGACGGCGACGATGCGGGCCTCCTCGGCGGTCACCTTCCCGGCGCGGAACAGCTGCTCGAGCGAGTCCGCGGCGAGGCCGTCCGGCGGGGTGGCGACGATGACGGGGGTGTGGGTCATGCCGCCACCTGCTGCGCCTGCTCGGCGAACTGCGCCGCGACGACCGCGCTCGCCTTGATGCAGGCGACGGCGATGCTGACCTCGCGGCGGATCTCGGGCCAGTCGAGCGGTCTTGTCATGTCGGCGTCCCTCCTTGTAGCCATCTTAGGCTACTGCCGACTGTTGTCAAGCCTTTTGTGGCTACTCGGTGCGCGCCATCACGATCCCGGCGTCGACCAGGCGCTCGTGGAGCTTGGCGTCGATGTCGTCCTTGATCGGCTGCAACCGGTCGGCGATCGCGTTGACTGCCTGCCGGGCCTGCTCGGTCCGGCAGCGAAGCGCGGTCTTGATTCGTCGCCACCCGACTTGCTTGTAGCCGGCGAAGCGCAGCAGGAGGAGGTCAATCTCGCGGGAGCCCGCTCGAGCCCGGGCCCACTCCGGGAGGCCGCCGGCGACGTGACGGCGCAGCACCGCGGACTCCTCGGGGGTGGTGGCGCGGCCGTAGTAGTACCGGGCGAAGCAGATGCACAGGTTGTAGTCGACGAGGAGTTGCTTCCCGCGGCGCTTCGCCCGCGCGCCGGCGCCGTGCCAGCGGCGTGGATCGAATACGGCCTCGAGGTGCCCGACGATCTGCGCCGCTTGGGCCAGTCTCTCGTCCCGGGCGAGCTCCGCTCCCCTGCCCCGCACGCTCGGATCGAGGATGCTGCGCGCCGAGGGGTGCTGCGCCATGACGGCGTAGGCCCATCGAAGGGCGGTGTGGACGGAGAGGAAGCGGGCGGTCAATCGCCGATCGAGCTCGAGATATGCCCGCCCGGCACCAGCACGTCGGCGCGGTGCGCGGTGTCGAGGACATCGCGCGCCCACGCCATCGCCTTCGTGGCGTGCTCGCGGCAGGACGCGGCGTTGCTGAACTCGAAGCCGCTGACCTTGATCCTGACCTTGCCCATGCGGTCGGCCTCGATCACGATGCGGCCGGGTTGCTTCAGGTCGGCGTAACACGCCTCGTCTGTGGACAGGACGTAGCCGCCCATCACCGCGGCTCCACGCTGATGCCGTCGGGCAGCTCGACCCACGCGCGAACCTTGTGGATCGGCGCGTCCTTCAGGCCCGCCATGTCGGAGCGGACCTGCGCGATCGGAGTCCCGAGGGCGTCCCGGATGACGACGTTGTTCGCGTACACCAGGGCGCCTTCACCGCGGTCGATCACGATCACCGGCTCGCGGTTCTTGGGGTTGCGGATGTTGGAATTCATGTACAGCCGGATCATCGTCGCACCTCACGTTCGCCACGTTGCTCCGGAGCGGATGTTGTCGATCGCGCTCCATCCCATGTGATACACGCGGGCGATGGCGGCAACGGCCTCACCTCGCGCCAACCTAAGGCGTATCTCGTCCACCTGCTCTTGCGACAGTTTCGCACGCGGTGAAGCCGCGCCTCGCGGACCGGGGCGAGCAGATCGAAGGCCAGTCCGCAGCGCGTGCTGCTGATTTTCCGTATCGGTGACCCACTCCAGATTCGTCGCGGCGTTGTTGGTCTTATCGCCGTCGAGGTGATTCACCGCGCGCTTGCCTTGGGCGTTTGGGATGAACGCCTCTGCCACCAAGCGATGCACGAGTCGCTGCTCCACGCGGCCCGCCGTGGTGTCGGTCAAGAACACCTTGAGGTAGCCGCCCGGGTGTGACAGGAGTCGCAACACCTTCCGCTTAACGTGATAGATGGTGCCGTTTCGTCGCGAGATGGCGCGCGCGACCGAGTACACCTCGCCGGCGTCAGTGACTTCGTAGAACCCTTCCCATCCAGCTACGGGCGCGGCACGGATCATTCGCGCACTCCCAGGTATTGGCAGATCGCGCTGCGCGCCTGCCACCAATCGGTACAGATCGCGGTCTTGTAGCCGGCGCGCGCGTACCGCTCGCCCCAGTCGCGCTGCTTGATGCTCAGGACCTCCCCGGGCGCCTTCATCTCGATCCGCAGGCCGTGGTACCCGCCAGAGGGCCAGTCGAGCGCAACGTCCCAAACTCCTGACTCAAGTCCCTCGGCGTGCATCCACACCCGGCCGATGTCGGTCCTTGGGGCAGCATTCGGGACCGCGTAGAGGTTCAGCAGCGCCGGGATCCGCCCACGCTGTGCGCGCGCCCACGTGAACAGGGCGGATTGATGCTGGTGCTCGATCGCGAGTTTCTTCTTGCGAGAGGCGCTGGCTCCCTCGGGGCGTTGCGCGCTCAGTTGAGCGGCGCTCATGCCGACCTCCGTTCCGCTAGTTTCACGAGGTCCCGGAACACCGCCTCGGCCCGGGCGTCGACGTCGTGGCGCTGGATGTCGATCCCTTGGCGGACTAGTTCTCGCCGCCGCAGCAGGTTCGAGTGCCGCCGGAACCAGAGTTCGACTTCGAGGGTGTGCTTTACGGCGAGGCGGTGGAGCTCGTGCTGCGCGAGGCGCGCCTGGTTGTCGATGCGAACGTGGATCACGTGTCGCACGCGCTCGAGGTCCCGGTCGAACTGCTCGAGCATCACGCCGCCTCTGGACTGCCGCCGAGCTCGCGGCGGTAGCGCTTCTCGATCTTGCGCAGGCCGTCGAGTTTCGTCGCCAGCTGCTC